ATACCACAGTTGTAAAAAATATATCCGTATAATGGCAAAGGTTAGTAGCGGCGTCGAACACCTTTGAGGAGAACAAGCGACAATGAAAACAGTCAAAAATATTTACCATTATGTCTATGATTTAGGCAATCTTAAATTAGCAATCGTTAGTGCAGCAGAAGGCAAAAAAGACAGAGCAGATGTCAAGAGAGTGCTTTCCGATATTGACGGTTATGCTGGCATATTGCAAGATATGCTTATGAATAGAAAGTATAAGCCTGCTCCGTATAACGAGTTCCAAGTAAATGAACACAAACCGCAAAAGACCCGTATTGTAAGCAAGCCTGCTTTTCTTGACTTAGTCGTACAACACGCTGTTATTCAGGTACTTGAGCCGATATTTATGAAAGGTATGTATATATACTCTTGCGGTTCAATACCTGGACGCGGAACATTATACGCTAAAAAGATAGTTGAAAAATGGGTGCGCAAGGATACCAAGAATACAAAATATTGTTTGACAATGGATATTAAGCAGTTCTTTCCTTCTGTCAATTTAGGTATGCTGAAAAATACTTTTCGTAAGCATATTGCAGATTACAATATGCTATGGCTTTTAGATACGATAATTGATGTAAAGGACAGAGGTCTTGCGCTTGGACATTACACTTCGCCGTGGTTTGCAAACTTTCTTTTACAAGATTTAGACCACGCTATAAAAGAGCAATTTGGCGCAAAATACTATATCCGTTATATAGACAATATGGAGGTTTTTGGCAACAACAAAAAGAAGCTGCATAAACTTCGTAAACAGATAAGCGAGTTTTTAAAGCCTTATGGTTTAACAATTAAGGATGATTGGCAAGTGTTTAAGTACGGTGTAATGGTAAAGACACGCAAAGGCGGTGAGCGCATATCAAGAGTGCTTGATTTTTGCGGATACCGTTTTTATCGTACGCACACGTTACTCCGTAAAACGATTGCCAAACGGTTTAGGCGCCAGCTTAACCGTATCGTAAAGCGTTTGCCTATTAAACCAACAGTTTATCAATGCCGTCGTGTTATGTCGTATTTAAGTTGGACTAAGCACGGCAACTGTTACAATTATTATCAAAAGAATCTGCAAAACAGAATTGACATTAAACTCTTAAAGGGGGTAATTAGTTATGAAATGCGTAAGCGGAACGAGACCGCCCGAATATGAATTGCGCCAAGACGGTAATGAATGTTTGGTGTTATTAACCGAAAACATTCAAGAAAAAATCTTACCTGGCGATGAAGGTGAGTCAGAAACAGAATACTGTTTTGACCGCTATACAATAACTGTTCCTTACAGAGACAATTTGGAACAGGATGTTGCAGCAGAGCCAGAAAAATGGCTTTCAATCGCAAAAGAAAAAGAGATTGAGGAATTAAGTGCACAAATCAGAAAAAAGCGTAATGAGCTTCTTGCTGAGTCTGATAATGCTTTCTGTATTGACAGAATTTGCCACGATATTTCGGACATCTCAACAACAACATTTACAGAAAAACTTAGGGAATTATCCGAAAGTCCTATAACTAAATATCGTCAGGCGTTAAGGGATATTCCCGAACAGGAAGGCTTTCCTTATAATGTTATATGGCCGACAAAACCACAGCAATAATCTTAACCGTATCTTAAAAAAGACGCGGTTATTTTTTTGCCCGAATTTCTAACGAAAGGGGTATAAAAATGTGACACAGACAGAAATTGAGGTTACACTCAAAGACCACGAAAACCAAATTAAGAGCCTTAAACACCGTATGGATGAAACTGAAAAAAACAATGGTGCTTTGCTTGAATTAAGCACTTCTGTTAAAATCCTTGCCACTAATATGGAACACATGGCAAAAGAACAGGAAAAACAAGGCGAAAGGCTTGAAAGGCTGGAAAGAGAACCGGCTGAAGAACACAAGTATTATAAACACACCGTTATTGCTTGTATCATCACAACAGTTGTTGGTGCATTGTTAGGCGGTTTGTTTACAATGATAATTCATTAAAGGGGGTTGAAAACCATGAACGCTTTTAAAGAAGCACTTGCAAAAGTTGGTGTAACAAAAAACACCATCAAAAGGGCTGGCAGAACCTTCATTCAGGCTGCTGTATCATACATAGGGGTAAACCTTATTGTAATTGATTTCACAACCGGAAAAGAAGCCTTAAAATCAGCCTTAATCGGACTTGCAGTATCATCAGTTGCAGCCGGAATTTCCGCTGTAATGAATCTTGAAAGGAACGGTGAAGAAAATGAGTAAAACATACTTTGGTGTTGATATTTCTGAACACAATGGCACAGTTGATTGGGCGAAACTTTCAAAGAAGATTAATTTTGCTATTTTAAGAATCGGCTGGGTTGGTAACACTTCAAATGCTATTGATAAGAAGTTTAAAGAAAACTACAACGCAGCTAAAAAGGCTGGTGTTAAACTTGGTGCATATGTATATATGTATTCCAAATCAGCAGAAGCAGCAAAGAAGGGTGCTTCTTGGGTTCTTAATCAGATTAAGGGTTTAACCTTTGATATGCCCATTTATTGTGATATGGAAGATCCTACAATTCAGGGGCTTGGCAAAACAACACTTACAGCTATTACAGATGCTTTTAATGCGGTAATTAAAAACGCTGGCTATAAGGTTGGTATTTATTCAAGCAGATGGTGGTTTGATACTAAACTTAATTCATCTGTTAAAAAGTATCATACTTGGATAGCACATTACACATCCGGTACAAACAAATATAAGGGTGAATACGAAATGTGGCAAAATTCAAGCAAAGGAAAAATTGACGGTGTAAAAGGTAATGTTGATACTAATTACCTTTATGAAGATATTTTCACCACAAAGCCCACCACGCAGCCCACAACAAAACTTTCTTCATCCGGCAAGAAAACTGTTGCTGAAATTGCAAAAGAAGTAATTGAAGGCAAATGGGGCAACGGTGATGAAAGAAAAAAGAAGTTGAAGGCAGCCGGTTATGATTATAACGCTGTTCAGAAGGAAGTTAATAAACTTGTTTCTTCTTCAACATCAAAGAAGAAATCTGTAACAGAGATTGCTAAGGAAGTTATTGCTGGTAAGTGGGGCAATGGTGCAACCCGCAAAGCAAAACTTGAAAAGGCTGGTTACAATTACAATGAAGTTCAAAAGGAAGTCAACAGGCTTCTTAAATAAGGCTGTTTAATTATAAATAGTAACATATTTATAATGGCATAGTGAAAGCCCCTATCTCATACACGGGATAGGGGCTTTTATTTTTTTGCCTGTTATTAACATAGATGTTCGTTATTGCTCAAAAATGCCGATTTTTGAGTCTTAACGTGCATATTAGGCGATAATATGCACGCAAGCAGCAAGTTACAATCAAGTACACTTTTTTTGAAATTCTTACAATTTTATGTGAATTTCGTACGTTTTTTACGATTTTTGTGTAATTTTCTTTCAAAAATGTGCATTTTTGAAAAGTCTCAGCAAATTACAAGCAAGTTAAATTAACTATCAGTCAAGTAAAATGATATCAAGATATCAACCAAAGGTACCGCGCTGTACCGCTGGATTATGGCAGCAAATTCCTTTCCGTCATATCATTAAAATAACGCATTTCGTTATTTTCTGACAAATTACAGCAAAATAAAGTGATATGCGTTATTCTTGAAAGGAAGGAGCAAAATGCGTATGGCTATAAGACTTTACATACACCGTCAGTTAGGCGAGCGGCGGTGGACTCAGGCTGACCTTGCACGCAAAACAGGGATAAGACCTTCTACTATTAACGAGATGTATCACGAAATATGCGAGCGCGTAAATCTTGAACATCTTGACAAGATATGTGAAGCCCTTGATTGCGACCTGCAGGATATTATCGGCCGTGAGTAAAGCGTAATGCTTTTTCAGAACTGTTAGGGACATTTTTGTCCTTGGCAAAAAGGAAAGCACCCTCATAAAGAGAGTGCTTTTACTTATAACATAGACTCTTTTGATACTGCCCATTCCTCAAAAGGCTTTGGTTTACCGAGCAATGCCTCTATCGCTTCCTGCGTACCACAGTTATCGCAAACATAAACATCGGCGCGGCGGCTTAATGCATTTGTGTGCAGCTTTTCTTTTAATGAGCCTCCGCAACGAGGACAACGAAGGTAAAACGCTTCGTTATTCTCTGCGGCGTGCTTAATTTCTTCTTTTGTAATCATCGTTACCGCCTCAATTAGCAAACACGCTTAAATAACTGTCAACGTTTTCAAAAGGGCTTACAGGTTTGTTTAAATATTCGTCGATATTGCATTGAGCCTCCCGAATACAATCGGCATAACCGATTGTTTCTTCC